TTTATAGGTTAAACCTCTAAACTTTAATTTTTTATCTTTAACTTGAATTACAACATCTGCTTCTTTAGGATGTAAACTTTCTAACATAGATACAAAAAGTTGTTCTCTTCGTAATTGAGTAAGTCCATCATGGCCCCCTTCAATGTATAGATAAAATTTTCTAATATTGGGATATAGATATGTAGGATTGTACTCATCAGGAGAACCAATCGTTTTGTACGGTGGTGCACCAGAAGGTAGAGCAAATTTTATATCTGGATGAAAGGCATATTTTAATAAGTCCTTTAGAGGATTTGATTCATGTTCCAATAGAACTTTTTTTCTAGCTCCAAAGGAATTAGCAGCGGCTACTTCCTCAAATATTAATGGAATGCTTCGTACACTCATAAATTAAAACTCCGTTAAATTTTCTGTTAAGTTCTTTAATCTATGATTAATGAAATATGTAAGTAGTCTTTTACGATCACCAACTGCGTTTGTTTCGAATTGTTCTGTTATATTTATACGAATTGACTCAGGCACTTCACTTAGATCAATTAACTGTTTGTTTCTATTATAGTTTCTTAACATTTCAGCATCACAATACATGTCTGGATCTAAATCATACCACGCATCCACTTTTTTCTTGGTAATCGGTTTTTGGCGTCTACCCTCATCGATAAACACGTTATCATCAGACATAATATTTGGAACACCATCGCCAACATCTCCTTTTATAAGTTTTTCATGAAGTGACCATTTTGAATCTCCTTCAACAAACTTCTTTTGCATTGGGGAATATTGTCTAACATTAAACTGATGTAGTTGAACAAAATCTTTATCACTCGACAGTATCAATGTTCTTTCATTTGCAAGTCCTACTAAAACAGCAATAATATCATCAGCCTCTGCTTTCTCTACTTCAAGCACTTGATATGGAAACCATTCTGTCAACTCTTCTTTTAGTTGATTCAAACATTCATATAGATTATCCCAATCAACTGGGGCTGCAGATCTAGTTTTTTTTCTAGAAGCTTTGTAGTTTGGGAAGAGCTCTTTACGCCAAGATTTTCTAGAATCACAACATAAAATCAATTCACCAAATTCACTTACAAACTTAGTTCTATATAGGCGTAATACATTTAGTACAGCGGGTCTAATCACATCCATATCTACAGAAGTAAATTTGGATGCTGTCATGTATGAACCAATAAAGATTTGTGAAAAATCAACTAGTTGTGCCATCTTCTATTATCTCGTATTCAGCTGATTCCTCTACATCCTTTCGGACAGATTCTTTTTCTGCTCTCACTTCAGGAGAGTCTTCTATAGCGTGTAAGAATTGTCGCCATTGACCGGCCCGTAAATCCCAATTATAAAACATATCGAAATAACTACGTTGTATCTTCAGTAGATTCTGTACATCATCATCCCAGAAATGTTGAATAGCCCGACCCAAAATATGTCCATGTACTTGTGCGTGTTTGTCTGGGTCTTCTTCGAATCCATACATCCAGGGAAAGTTTGCTCCTGTTTCTGGTAGTGCCCCAAGATTAGGAACAACTGCTAAACATCCAGCACTACATGCTTCCATCAAAGTGATACAACTTGTTTCCTCGTAGATACTTGGATATGCAAAAACATGCTGAGTCTTTAATGCTTCGCGTATCTCATCATTTGATACTGTACCATAATAATTAACACCATCCATCTCTTCTGCACGTTTGTATATGTGCCGGAATTGTTCATCTAAATGTGGGCGATCATATAACTTAAAACTAGAATAAATGTTTAACTCTGCATTCAATCCTTCCTTGAGATCTTTTCTCATAAACTCCCAAGCATTCAAAAGTAATTCCAATCCACGATGAGGCGTAGAAAAATAACAAACATTTATCTTACCATCTTCTTTCGGTTTTTCATGTTCCGGAATAGGACGGATTGCATTTTGAATTACGACACCTTTTTCAAAAGGAAATCCAAGATGTGTTTTAAATTGATATTGTTGCCAATGACTAACAAAAACTATTCGTTCAAATTGGGTCCAGTTTTCTTTTTCCTTTAAATGTTGAACTTCAGGATCACTTGCTAAATCATGTATCCAAAGAATTCGTTGCTTATCAGGATCTAATTTTCTAACTCTTGTCATGATCCATTGAAACTTATCTTGTATTCCCGGCTCTCTCTTATTCAACTCTTCAAAAAGCCACTTCTGCATAAGTTCTGTACCACCCATTGCTTTTTTAGAAACCGCATCTATATTTAAATCATCACTACCATGATCAACAATAAATTCTACTTCCTCATCTGGATTAGAGATTGATATTTCTGTTGATTGTGGTTGTGGTGGGGGATTTCCTAAAGTATTGGGGCGTTCATCCATGTTCACTGCTTTAACCATAATTCTCCATTAATTAAATTGTATTCATTATTATATAGTAAAACCACAGGAGCTCGTAGTGAGAGAATGGTTTCTATTGTACCTAGCTGGTTGAACTAGGAGGAGAAATTGAAACCTCTACTACCCCTGTGGTATTTTTAATTATACTTATATTATATCATGTATTTACTATTTGTCAACCCTATAGAGTTGCAGTAAATTGTTTATCAGTCTTTGCGTGTATTGCTTTTACTGTACGATGTTGATTGACTGTTTCCAGCTCGTTAGTCCACACAGATTTAATATCTGGATACCAATATCCTACAGTTCTTTTTGGTGTGCCATCTGGATAATATGCCATAGCGACTACTTTAGGAATTACTTTTTTTGTTTCATTTTGTCCTGAAAACATCCCTATCCAGTCGCCAGTTTTAATATAGTGTTCTATGTATCTAATAAAGGCTTTTTTGTTGTCTGCTTGATTGAGAGCCTGTTGCTTAGCATTTGGAGTCAACTCCTTGTTTCGTGCCCGAGATTGAAGCATTGAAACCATTTCCTTATTATGCTTAATCCACTCCTTAACATTTTTTAGAGAATATGGTTCTTCATCACCAAGATCCAAAACATACGGATGAACATTTTTATATTCTGGCGGTTTCCTCGCCGCTCTCATTTTTTCAAGACGGAGACTTTGAGCTTCTTTTTGAGCCGCAGTAAGTGTCTTCTTTTTTCTTATTGGTTTGACTTTTTTTCGTACCATTTTTTTTCTCTATTGAGTTAAACATTCAAAAGTGTGTTTACACTTTATTTCTAAGAGGAAATCTATTAATAAAGAGTTTGTTAATTCCTTAGTAACTAGTTCCTCGCCATTATCAATTATATACTTCCCATTTCCCATAGGGTCAAATATTATTAACTTATCATCTTGGTAAAGTTTATAATGACCACTTGTTAAATTTACATCTGTATCATTATATTTAATTTCTCCATCAAACCCAATCCAAAACACTTTACTATTTGTACTAGGTAAAGTATTATATGCAATGTTTCCTCTAGAGTCAACAACAAAATGTTCTACACTTTCATCATCTTTCGTAATTTGTGTCGCGACAATATTTTTAGGATTACTGTAATTTACTTGGCGGATACTATAACGTGAACCATCTTCCCCACCATAATAACGATAATATAAATTACTCTTACCATCCGTTAAAATCTTTTTGTCTCTTGAATTAGATTGTGGTAAAGGACACTTTGATTCCGTAGGAGTATCATTAAGAGATTTTCCTAATACATAAACTACACCTGTTTCTTTGTTTGTAAGATAACAAGAATTGGGATTAGATACATCACTTCCAAAACTAAAGACTATATAATTATCATCTACAACATCTATAGCTATTGGTGAATTAATAATCGTGTGAGTTTTGTTATCTCCATCTTTATATTCAACTTCCTCAACTCCACCATCATCAGTAATTTTAAATATTTTATCTTCTGCTTTACCACCATACCCCTTTGAACTTGTCCTACCGCTACCGGTTGAACTGCTTATATATAAAGATTTGGCATTAGCAATATCAATATATTGTAAATCATTTGTTTTAGATAAAGTGTTCGTATCAGAATATTCTTCTGGCACATCTGCACAAGATGCAACTATACTTGCAACTAGTAAAGTATAAATAATATTTTTCATTGTTTCTCTCATTATAAAATAAAGTGAGTTAAAAAACCAGCGTCCGCTTTTCGGCTGGATAAAACTAACTCACAAAGTTTTTTATTTTAATGAAAATAATGTACCTGTTTGAAGTACATACATTACATACCAATTCCACTTATCAAAAAAACTGATATAAGAATAGGCTATAAAAAATAAAATGCTAAATTTTAAACTGTGAAAATTCAACAACATACTAACCTATTCCGGTCCAACGAACTTCATTAACTCCGCGTCCATCAAGAACGTTACCTCTGGCAAAGTTCCTAGCTGGTGCGTTCCATCCGGCAGCCTTCAACATATCACCTTCACGGAATTTCTTATCTCCAGCTTTTACAATAAAGCCAGAAACAGACCTTGAAGTTCCACCACCATTCGTAGCAGTGATTTTCCAGTATCTACTGTTTTCTTTTACCTCAAGGCCACTACAATAATTTTCAATCATTGCATCCCTGATTTCTACATCTTTACAAAACTTGTCAACGTTTTGATGAACCGTTCTGCCCATCATACTCCAACGTTTGTAATCTT